TGAAGATCACCAAGGTTGCTGGCTATCAGAACTATGATAAGTCTGAATTCATGTCGCCTTCTGCATTATTAGATGATGATGAAGAACTTGAAAAGATTTGGAAATCTGAACACTCTCTGAGTGAAATGACTTCAGATAAAGAATTCAAGTCTTATGATGATTTGAAGTCTCGTCTAGAAAAAGTTCTTGGTGGTGCTGATGCACCTGCAAAAACTACGGTTGAACAGATGCGTTCTGCACCTAAGAAACCTGTTGTTGCTGATGATGCACCTTTTGAAGTTGCGACTGATGACGATGAAATGTCTTACTTTTCCAAATTGGCAAATGAAGACTAAACTGAGATAGACTGATCCTCCTCAGTTTGACCCCGCCTAGTGCGGGGTTTTTTGTTTATACGACTCTTGTGTTGTCCATGATCAGTCGCATGAACGTTGGATCCATATTTCTGACAGCAATCGTATTCAGTTCTGCTGTCTTTTGTGGCATCTGTCTTGGTTGAGCGGTGTTGACATTATTGACAACAGAAGGTGCCGCCGGCTTAGATGCAGGTAAACTTGCATCCAAATTCTGATCAGTTGCTGCACCCAATCTTGCAGACAAATCTGTACCTGGAACTGCTGGTGGCGTTTCTGGCGCAGCTGCAGGTGGTGGTTGCATTGGTGTTGGAATTGGAACGGGTGTAGTATCTTTGTCAAGTTTCTGGAAATCAGCCGCAGACATTTTCTCTGGCTTTATTTCAGCCATCAATCTTGTTGCTGCCTCTTTTTCAACTGGATTACCCATTTCTAGATAATCTCTTAAATATATTTTCTTTCTATTATCATCAGCACCCATGTTTCGCAATTTTAGGCGAAAATCGGCCATTTTGTTTTGAACTTTTCTTTCATTAGCAACATCTTCAACCTTTGGCCTTTCGCGGGGTGGTCCTTCTGGACCATATTCCATGGCCATTTCAACGTCACTTTTGCCTTTGCTTGCCGCGGTGTCGTCACCTTCTGGTGTATCATTATCATACATATACTTCAACAACCAGGCAGTCCCGGCAACACCCAATAATGCAAGTACGGGTGGGCTTAATAAAAATCCACCAGCATTTCGTAGTAATTTACCCAAACCTTTACCCGCAGCTGTTGGTATCGGCAAAGCAGGCACTCTCCTCAATAGATCCATTAGACTATCTAAAAGCCCCCGATTAGATTTTTCTTCAGTAACAGTTGCATTTCCTTTGGCTAATTTACTCAATACCTTCAATAGTTCTTTGTGTCTCTTTTCATCTTCTAGTTTCTTTTCTTCAGCAAAGTTTAATTCTGTGTCACTTCTTTGCAAATCTCTTTCTCTAGTAATTTGCATTAGATAATAGATTTTTCTGAGCATCTCGTTGACGCCTTCAGACATACCAGTTCCAGGTTCTCTACCAATTCTTGATGCAGTTCCACGTTCACGTATTGGTCGCATACGACCAGAGAAATACTGAATGTCTTTTTCAGATCGACCTGTCAGTTTACCCAATAAAGCAGGACCCAAACTAGAACCACCAGTCAAAAACTTTGCAATGTTTAATGGATCAAATTTCTCTTTGATTCCTTTTATTTTGGCCTGTGTTCTGAGAGATATGGTTTTCTTAAGTGCGCCACCGATCGTGGCATCACCGGCAAGTTGGTCCGACAAAAGGTCAGCAAAACCTGTATTACGTATTCTTCTGGCTCTTTGGTAATCTAAATTTGTAGCCATTATTGTTTAGTCTTTCTTGAATATGGTGAACTATCATCAACAACCGTTCCACTTTTTTGTTGTGCTACGGCTGGCTGTGCTACATTAACATTGTTTGTTGTTTGTGAACCTGCTGTTGCAGCACCTAGTTGTTTTCTCATTTCTGCATTGGATCTGGAAGATGAATTGATATTGTCTCCAACAGTGGGAGGAATAGTTACTGGAGTATTTTTTTGTGTGTTTTCTTCTTTTCCATTACGAATCATTTCGACTATCTTTTCGGCTCTTTTTCCAACTTGTTGATACCATTTACTAAGTTGTTTAGTTTCTGGATTTGCATATTTCATTTGTTCAGCAAATCGATTAAAGTCACCAGCTGCGGCTGCAGCTCCCGCTTGTTTAAAAATGGTCCACCAGCTGCCCAAATTATAAGTTAAATCAATCATTGCAGATTTTCCTGTTTCATTAGCTAAATTCCAACCAGGAGACTTTTCTGCTTTCAATCTATGTTTTTCAAAATCTTTTTCAAATAATGCCATCACTTGTTCATCTGTCATTGCTGGAGTTTTATTGTTTTTCTTATCATAAGGACCGCCGTTGTTTTTCCATGCATCATATTCGGGTGGTAAACTTTTTCCATCTCCAATTAAATGTCCAACACCAATTGTCCAAAGACCTTTACTGTCTTTATATGGATAATTAACTTTACCCTCATGCAACATAATCATTTTTTTGGTAGCATCTAAAGATGGTATTCCAGCTGGCGGCACTTTCACAGCGGTTGGTGGTGCAGCTGGTGTGGGAGCAGAAGGTGTTGGTGCCGCAGTTGGTTGTTCAACTTTCTTTTTAACTTCTTCAGCTTTTTTGGCTCTTTCTTGAGCCTCTCGTTTTAAACGTTCTGCCTCTTCTTTTTTTAATCTCTCTGCTGTTTCTTTTCTAGCAGCTTCTTCAGCATCCTTAGCAGCTTTCTTTCTAGCAGCTTCTTCAGCATCCTTAGCAGCTTTCTTTCTAGCAGCTTCTTCAGCATCCTTAGCAGCTTTCTTTCTAGCAGCTTCTTCAGCATCCTTAGCAGCTTTCTTTCTAGCAGCTTCTTCAGCATCCTTAGCAGCTTTCTTTCTAGCAGCTTCTTCAACCTGTTTTCTAGTCTGTTCTTCAGCCTGTTTTCTGGCCTGTTCTTCAGCCTGTTTTCTTGCAGCATCTGAAACTTTTGGTGCTGTTGGTGCTGTAGGCGCTGGTGCTGTTGGAGCCGGTGCTGTTGGAGCCGGTGCTGTTGGAGCCGGTGCTGTTGGTGCTGGCGCCTTTGGTCCGGGTGCACCCGGCGCTGGCGCTGTTGGAGCCGGTGCTGTTGGAGCTGGCGCCTTTGGTCCAGGTGCACCCGGCGCTGGCGCTGTTGGAGCCGGTGCTGTTGGAGCTGGCGCCTTTGGTCCGGGTGCTGGTGCTTTTGGTCCAGGTGCAGGAGCTCTTGGTGCTGGTGCCTTAGGCATACCCGGCACAACCGGTTCTTTTGCCTTTGCTTTCTTTGGCGCAGGCTTTCTACGAATTGTTAACGCCTTAATTATTTCATTATGTCGTCTAGCTTTTTCACTCTCTTCTTCTTCAAGGTAGTTTGCTCTTCTCTCATGTTGAAGTTTATTGAAGTTCTCTTTTTGAACCATCAACTTGTATATACCACCAAGAACCTCGGAATCGGAAGAGTTTTTACCAAGAACTTCCGAATCTTTATTACTGCCGCGCAAAAGACTCATCAGACCACCCATTAGACTTCTGGTGGTCTTTTTACTTGAATCATTTATATCTGCCATTATCGTTTACTTCGTTCTTTTATTTTTAAGTTTTCTTCTTCAAGATACTGTATCAATAATGTGATGTAGATATCCCTTTCCCAAGGTATCATACTCTCAAGCTCAGACAAACTATATTTGTGGTGTTGCATCAATGAAAAGTTTGTCTTGTAATAATTCTTTAAATCATCATAACAAATTATAACCCGAAAAAACTTTCGAGCCCTTCCACTTCCAAACTGTGATTGAAACCACATTTGGAACAAACTATTTCAATTTTCTTCTTTAACCTTGGAATGTTATTGAAGAAGTGTTCGATCTTTTCGAATTGTTGTTGATTCATACTTTCAACGAATTCAATCAACTCTTCTTTTGTTGTTTCTTTTGCATAATGAAACTGTTCACCGTCATAGATGTACTCAATTGAATTTGCAATCATATTGAATGTAACATCAGTAATATTGTCCATGTTAATGGAATCTCTAACAAGCCCAAATTGTGGGTAACGCATCTTCACAACAATCTTATCACTGATTCTAACTTCTGGATCAACAACTTCATCCGACTCTGGATATATCTCAGTCAAGTTAATCTTTGACTCCATGATATTGCCGCACTCTTTTGTCTCAGTAACTTTGTTGTTGCAACGATACTTTGATTCTGAAATCTCACCAACAGACTTTGCTCTGAGGTTGATAAAGTAATATTCAATATCAATAATTGGAAGTTCATCCAAGTTAACACCTTCAGTCAAAGTACAAACACTAAGAATGTCTCTGATGTTTTGTTGAATGGTATCTGCGTCACCAGATTCCATTGCCATCAGCAAATTCTTTTGTTCTTTGACTAAGAACGGTCTGTATTTCAGTTTCTTTTTACAAAGTGGTAATTCAATTTCATATGTTGGCACTTCAAGTTTTGGTAAAGCCATAGTAACTCCTTATAAATTCAAATGGTTTCCCATCTAGTATATGCAAATGTCGCATTCAGTTTATGATAACCGTCAGCACTCCAATCTAAATCCATTTGGTTGATTGAAAGTGGATAAGACTCAACAAATCTCACCTCATAGGTTCTTCTATCTGTAACATCATATTGTCTAATCGTAATGTCGGTGCAGTAAGTATTTCTGTATTTGAAGTTATTTGTAGAAGTAGGATTCACAAGTTGCATCCATGCATCAAATAATTTCTTTTGTTTCATATCACTATCAACAATAAACGTCAGATCAAGATCGTTATATGTTGTCAGGTATGGAAACTTTTCAATTGGTCCATAAGTTCTTTGTTCTGTCGTTGCTAGAGTTCTTCCTGGTATCTGAGCATTTTCGCATCGGAATGTTAATATATTTTGCGAACTGCCAAAAGAATTTAAACCTCCAGGCAGAGGGAAGAATACTTCAAATCTACTTGGTCTAGCAAAATCGCCTTTGAAAGACGAGATAATTCTGTCAATTGGTAATGACATTTATGAATTCCTTATTTCTTCGATAGAATCTTGCCAAACTGTCTTGGCAGGTTGTTTCTTAAACTGGTGTACCGGCAGGTAAGTTGCCACATCCCACTCATCAGGTTGAACCGCCAGGATTCTTGATCTAACGTGTGAGTACAAGTACTGTTTGACGCACGGTCTGAACTCCTTGAACCTCCTGGTTGCGTCCAGTATGTCATAGGTGATGCGTATACGTTTAATCTCATCATTCTCATCATAGATGGCTCTACCCATCAACTTACGCATGAACAGGATTCTGTAATTAATTGGTAAATAATGTATATTCAAACCCAAAAATCCATCCGCATTTCTTTGGAGTGGCATCACAAGTGGAAATCTGTCATAATATGGTAATTCAGATTTACCCTTTGGATCGTATATAAAGAAATAGAGACCACCAAGTAAAAACTTCTGTCTGTTTGATGGTGGTGTGTATCTATACTTCTCCTTTGTCATTGGAGGGATGTATGCAGTCGGATTTCTCAGTTGCAACATCTTTTGTTTCAACCATGCAAAAGACTGGCGACTCATTGTTTGGACGCCAGCTGCAGTTTTTTCTTCTGCTATTTTAGTGAGTATTGAGGGTTTTGTAGCCATCCGATATTTAGTTAGAGTCCAAGGTGTTCTTCTGTGATGATTTTGAATTCCCAACCACGATCTAAACA